CTAGGGTGTGGACACATTGTGGACACTCTGACCACCATTAGCACCCTTCAACGGGTTAAGCGAAATCGCGTCCTGCAGGTACTGAGGAGCGAAGTGCGCATAGACCATTGTCTGCGCAATTTTCGTATGACCTAAGATCCTCTGCAGTGTGATGATGTTGCCCCCGTTAATCATAAAGTGCGTCGCGAAAGAGTGTCGTAGCGCATGTGTTGCTTGTCCGGCCGGTAAATCGGGCTTAACCTCTTTGAGGGTTCGCCTGAAGTCAGCATAGCTGGCCTCAGGAAACAGAAAACCTCGTGTTTTGCCGACTACGTAAGCCGCAACGTCATCAGAGATCGGGACCGTGCGCGGTGTGTTGGTTTTCGTCTTAACGAAAGACACCCGGTTATGAATCACATTCTCCGCCTTCAATCGCGCAGCTTCTCCCCATCTTGCTCCGGTACTCAAACACAAAACCGCAATTTTACGATTATCACCTGAGAGCGCAGCAAGTAAGGCGTCAATTTCCTCAAGAGTGAGATAGCCTGTTTCGGCTGTCTGCTCTTTCAGTTTTTTGAATCCCCTGAATGGATGCTCACCGTTATACAGTTCTGACTCAATCAGGGTTGTGAACATCCCACCTAGAGTGATCAGGTCGCGGTTGATGGTAGTTGGCTTAATACCTTCACCCCGACGTTGAGCACAATATTGCGTTATCAGGCTCTTGGTGATCTGGAAAGCGCACGGGTTTCCGGTCATCGTTTCGAAACGCTCAATTTTCCTGAGATACGATTGACCGTGCTCCTCATGTTTACCTTTCAGCTTCCACCATAACTCTTTCAGTTCCGACAATTGGCGTTTGTCCGTTGGTTTTGAAAGCCATTCCTTTGAGTGATGGTTATATTGAGTATGCTTTTCAAAAGCCATCGCCTCGCTTTTCTTGTCGAACTTCCGACGGATGCGCTTTCCGTTACGCCCGGTCGGTCTAATGTCCACTTCATATCGACCATCATCGAGCTTTTTAACAGACATAAAGCCTCCCGATGATGTTACTGCGTACTTCAATTTCCTGATTTAAATAGCAAAAACTCACTGTGCATTTACTGCACAAATAAGCGCCATAAATAGTTAGCCAGTCTTCTGGTCTGAGTGGGATGACGTTGTTGTCTGCTGCCCAAAGTGCGCGAGAGCCGGTGCAATCTGCCCAGCTTCAGGTGATATCGTCTCTGTCATGAACCACATCGTGTATTTTTTGAACTGAGGATGATTCAAAATCTTCATCACCGCTTGTATGCCCATATCTTTTACGCCCTTCTCGTAACTCGAGAGAGAGCTGTATGGAACACCGGTTAAGTCACTGAATTCTTTTCTATTCATACGTTCCGACTCACGCATGATCGCAAGCTTCTCATTGACGGGTATCATCGTAATTAACACTCCACTATTGATAGAAAAACGATAACGGAGTAATTTTCTATTCGTTATCGCAAGTTAATGGCTCCAATATGGCAATTAATAGCCATTAGGAGCAATTAAAACACTAACGAGGAATACTCACAAATGAATAGGGTTATTGATAGTGCGAGCGACGCCGTCCCATATCAGGAATTCGCGCGTCTTATTGGCAAAACTCCTGCAGCAGTCAAAGGGATGATTGAGAAGGGTAAGCTGCCCGTGGTTGAGATGACTGATCCTCAGTCAACAAGCGGCCGAGCAGGGGAATACTGGGTTTACCTGCCAGCGTGGAACAAGGGTATGAAGATGGCCTATGACAGCCGCCCGAAAGAAATTCGTGACGGGTGGCTGATGTGGCTCGGATTAGGGGGGCCAGTATGAAAAATGAACCCCGTTGCATTGCTCAACTACTGCGTAGAGAAAGCCCTAAGCAGATTAACTTCACTATCACTCACGATCGCGGACGCAAGGGCATCATCATCCGAACCCGTAAGACGGGTGTTATCGAGAAGCTTCGTCGCTTGGTCAAAAAGAGAGGACTGTGGTTATGACGGTTATGACACTTGATGTGATCCAGAAACAACCAACAGCACTTCGCGGTCTGGTCTGCAAGTATCTGGCTCAGCCTCGCTGGCAGGATACCTGTGATTTTTACAATCAGATGATGGAGCGGGAGCGTCTTACGGTTTGTTTCCACGCTCAATTAAAACAGCGTCACTCTGTGATGCGCTTAGAGGAAATGGCTGAAGCCGATCGTGAGCGTCTTGTTTGTGCACTTGATGAATTGAGAAATGCATTCACCCGGTATCGTCAACTTGGCGCGTCAAAAGCAACTTTCATCAGCCGCCTGACCGTTAGTCAAAGGCGCTCACTGTATCTTCATGCGGGACTGACAGAGCAGGAATTTATGATGCCGCACTGGCGTTTGAATGAAGAGGACTGTTACTGGCGTGACAAACTTTTCCGCGCTCTGCGAGAGCTGTTCAGCCTTTTTGAGTACGCCCCAACTATTTTAACCTCGGTAAAACCTGAGCAGTATTTACATTAATTAATCTGGATTCGACTAATTACGCGCCTTACAGCGTGGGGACTCCTTTTGCCCGGAGATAGGCAAATGCAAGAACAAAATACAGCGCAGCGGGGGATGTATTCAGCACATCTGGCGCAGGCAGTAAGTGAAGCACAGCGCGACACGGCGACCCGTTTCTCTTCTCATTTTGACGGACTTATCGCGTACATCAGTAAGTCAGAACTTAATCGCACCGAAATTATCGAGTTATTAGGCCAAGAGTCGGAAAAGTTACACAACTCAATTTTCTGTAGAACTGACTAACCACTTTTAACAGGAAGCAAAAATGAGCATACGCATCGAGATTAATAACCAATACGTCATCACCAGTGATCGCTATCAATTCATTTTGCAGGAAAAAAAGACCGCTACATCCGGGAAGAATGAAGGTAAGGAATGGTTAGACGTTGTGGGTTACTACCCAACTATCCCTAAGCTTGTCTCAGGCTTGGTATTGCATGATCTTTTGACCAGCGATCTTACTGGCTTCTCAGCTCTGGAAGCTCGGATTGAACGCTTGGGGAAGCTATGTCTGGACGCTTTTAAATAATATGTCCAACGAACCTCGGGGGCGTGTTGCCCCCTCGCCACCACCACCATTTTTGAAGGGAACCAGTGATTCATTCGTTGGTGCTTATCCCTGGAATAACGTCACTAAAGAGGCCGTAGGCCGCGACAGACCCCTTACACGTGCCGAACTCCGTCAGGTGCAAGGTGTTTTAAACCGGATTGACCGCCTGCCGTTTTTCCTGCAAACGCTGTTTACCTCGCGCTATAACTTCATTCGCCGCGCAAAGAGCCCTTTAGGTGGGCTGTATTTCCTCAAAAACACGGTTGAGCGCAAGCTGCTGCCGCGTCTTGAGCGCGTCAACGAGCTGTGCGGGATGAATGAATCCGCCTCAATCGGCTTTTTGTCAGAGCGCGATCAGTACGCGCGTTTACCTGATATGAATGACAAAGAGCTCAGGAAATTTGCGGCCAGAATTGCCTCGCAGCTCTGGAGTAAATACGAGGAATTAAGCGATGCGTGGGCGGAGGCGCACGGTGGAAGAGAGACTCTTTTCACTGATGAGGCACAGACGCATTTGTATGGTCAGGTGGCCGGTGTCGCGCGCGCATTTAACCTCACTCCGATGCACTGGAAAAAATACCGAAAGGGTCAAATGACGATCCGACAGGCATTTTCCGCTATTTCCCGTCTGATTAAGGATGAATGGTGGGTTAACCAGCTCAAGGCGCAGCGTATGCGCTGGTGCGAGGCGCTTCTCATCGCTGCCGGAGAGGTCAACAAAGACCGCTCACCTTACGCAAGCAAAAGGGCGATCCGCGATGTTCACGCTCGCCGCCTGGCTAATCTCGAATATCTAAAATCCTGCGAGCTGGAAAACAAAGTCACCGGCGAGCGTGTCGACCTCATCAGCAAGGTCATGGGGAGTATTTCAAACCCTGAAATTCGTCGTATGGAGCTGATGAACACTATCGCCGGGATTGAGCGCTACGCGGCCAGCGTTGGTGACGTGGGGATGTTTATCACGCTGACCACGCCGTCGAAGTATCACCCGACGCGTCAGGTGGGTAAGGGCGAAAACAAAACGGTACAGCTCAATCACGGCTGGAACGAAACCGCATTCACCCCCAAAGACGGCCAGCGCTATCTCTGCCGAATCTGGAGCCTGATACGCACCGCTTTCAAAGATAACGATTTAGACGTTTACGGGATGCGTGTTGTCGAGCCCCATCACGACGGCACGCCACACTGGCACATGATGCTGTTTTGCAAACCCGGTCAGCGTAAAGCCATTAACGAAATTATGCGTCGTTATGCCCTCAAAGAGGACGGACACGAGAAGGGCGCAGCAAAACAGCGCTTTGAGTCCCGTCACCTTAATCAGGGCGGCGCGGCGGGTTATATCGCTAAATACATTGCCAAAAATATCGACGGCTACGCGCTCGATGGCCAGCTCGATCACGACACCGGCAAGCCCCTGAAAGATACGGCCGCAGCCGTCACCGCATGGGCGTCTACATGGCGCATACCGCAGTTTAAACCAATTGGCATCCCGACAATGGGCGCTTACCGCGAACTGCGCAAGCTGCCGCGTGGGGTTAGTATCGCCAGCGAGTTTGACGACAGGGTCGAAGCTGCGCGAGCGGCTGCAGATAAGGGCGATTTTGACCTGTATATCATCGCGCAGGGCGGGGCAAATATGCCGCGTGATGCTCAGGCCGTCAGGGTAGCCCGGAAGGCGACGGATGAGGTCAACGAATACGAGGAAGATATCGAGAGAGTGGTCGGGATTTATGCCCCTCATCTCGGGGCTCACCGTGTCCATGTAACCCGTACAGCCGAATGGCGCATTGTTCCAAAGGTTTTGGCCGTTGAGCCTTTGACCTTAAAAAGCGGCTCTGCCGCGCCTCGGAGTCCTGTCAATAACTGTGGAAAGCTCGCCGGATGTGGAGATCCAGTTATGACACCCACACCGTCTGAGCAAGCCGCAGCGGTGTTAAATCTGATTGATAAAGGAGTCATCGGATGGGATGACCCCGAAGTGATGAGGGTGCTCAGAGCTGCGTCAAAAGACGGCCCTCCTCGCAACAAACGTCAGCAAAGAAATGCGGTTCCGCTCAAAACGAGCGAGCAAGCGCCATCAGCTAGGCTGACCCGCGCCGAAAGAGATCGCGTTGCAAAAATTCGCTTCGATTTAACACAGGAAGGTATCACCCCGGAACGGTGGGAGCTCGATGCGCTGGCGCGTGGGGCAACGGTGATTTATGGCGATAAAAAATTCAAGTACGCGGCTTTTAGTGAGTGGCCGGGTCATACACATAAAATGGAGAGGGGTTTATGAACGATTATATAATTTATACTAATTCTTATTGGTGTTCATTCACGATACCTTAACTGGTAAATCTGACCTACTAGTTAAATTGAAACTACTTAACGTTGAGATTGAGTTGAAGGTTAAATGAGCCTCAAAAGTATGATGCCAGTGCCGCCGATACATACTAGACAAAAGATTAAACTGATGGCAGTCGTGCATCGGCTACAGCAAATAATGGTTAATGAGAACCAGGCACCAGCCGAGTTGGTCGGGTGTGCCGAAACAGTCAGAGATAATCACGGCAGGCTGTACGATATCAGCAATCAGAAAATGGAGGCGTTTACACCGGCGAAAGTCCGGATTATTCCGCCACCACGTCGACCATAGCAAACTCCGCCAGCACTGAAACTTGCTTTCAGTGCTGGCGGGGTTGTACACCTCGGCTTGCGAGGTGTTAGCTATAGTAAAATTGACTCTTAATTCAGGTAAGGGGTGGGCTGATGAGTGGTAACTTGTGGAGCACGGCTGGAATTCCGCACAAAGGGTGGTTATGTGTTGAGGTAATCGATTTGCGTGCAGATGGTACGCCGTCAGAAGAAACTGATTATGCAGTGTGCCAAATGTGCGGTAATGAAAGGATTCGTTTTGTCCATGTTATGACGCATCCTGACCTGAGCGAAAGATTCGATGTTGGATGTGTATGTGCCGAGAAAATGAGTGACGACTATGAAGGGCCAAAGAGAAAAGAGTCAAGGCTTCGTAATCGTGCGGCCAGACGAGCTCGTTGGTTGCAGCGAGCTTGGCGTATATCGGCAAAAGGTAATAGCTTTCTTAACATAGAAAACTACAACTTAGTTGTGTACCCTACGAAAACTCAGCGTTGGGGCTATAAGATTGGGGATAGATTTAGTCCAAAAACATATGCGACGGTTAATGAAGCTAAACTTGCGCTGTTTGATGATTTTTGGAGTGTAACGCAGGAAAACGAGGGTATGTGGTCATCCGATTAACGCACCCTCAAACCGGCACCCTGTATGCCGGTTTTTTTATGCCATTTTACCGTTTTTTAGCTCTGCATGCGTTAGCGCATCGAATTGCATGCGTTTTCCTCCTCTGTCATGTGTAAGCACCGCCAGTGCTGGCGCGGCTCCGGCGTGTTCGTGCAACTGCATTTAAACCGACTCATAAAGCGGGCAGGCGAGGCGGGGATAGCATTGCGCGCCAGATTGCATTAGATTAACCTTGTCAATCAGAATGTTCTATTTGCTGTAACGAGGGAGAATGATCATGCAAAATTTTCTAAAGGTCTGCTTCAAAGGCGGAGCAGGACTTGCGGGGTTAGCAGCAATGCTGTTTTTAGCTGTTCACAAGCAGTGGCTAACCATTGATTTACTCTCAATGCTTACTGCTAAACAGGTCTTCGTGTGTTTTATTGTGAGTATGGTTTTTGCATTTGTTCTTTGCATGGCCTTATTGTTTATGAATTATAAAGATAATCAGAGAAAACATGCACTAGGAACGCAAGTGACTGCCTCAGGAAAGGGATCTGTTGCAGTGCATAGTTCTGGGACTGGAAATGTAACCATCCACAAAGGAAAGTGAAATGGTAAGGGTATCTGCCACTGATAACAGCTATGCAATAAACAATGAGGGCTCTGGTAATGTGAGCGTGACTATATACCAGAACATTGCGCAACTGCCATCAGTTTTAGCTCCATTACTTATAAAGGTTACTGAGCAATATAAACCTTCTTTTGACCCTTATTCAATTCAGGAAAAATCGCCGAGGATTGAAAGTAAAATATTTCATAATAGACTTAGGCACTACTCAGATGATATTCGTTTGCAAAGTGAGTTTATGGGTATTGTAGAGGACTCCCTTGATCATCTAGACAACGAATCACCAGGAGCTAAAGGTGTAATTTTATGGACGCTTAATCGTAGCTATAAAAACATCAAAAGAGATATCCTAATGGATTTTGATTGCGATCCTACCGATTTTATAAAAACTCAAAAAATTATAAGTGACAAATCTGATTTAATTTTTAAAAGTGTTTCTGCTGATGTTTATAATTTTGATTGTTCAGCTTTTGGATGTGGTAGAGAGCTTTTAATAGCAGCGCAAGATTTATTGATTTGTTATGGATTTATAGGTTGTCAAATTTTAGAAGAGCCACCAACAAATGATTATAAATAGCCAATACCCAAATAAAAGTTTATATTTGCTTGGCGGTAATGTACTGGCCATTTTAAAAGATAATTTACATAATAGATTGTCGTTAGATTACTTGCATGATAAATACGAGTTGAGGTATGGGGATATTTCCTTCCCTTATTTTATTTATGCTCTTGATTGGTTGTATATTATAAATGCTATTGATTTAGACGATAACGGGAGTATCTTTTGTGTTAATTAAGAAACTTACAGTATATTGCGAAGGGAATGTTTTGCGCGATATCGATTTTAAGAGTGGCTTAAATATTATAACTAATACTGGTGATGATGGTAATCAGATTGGAAAAAGTACTGTCTTGCGAGCTATTAATTTTTGCCTTGGTTCCGATGGCAAAAGTTTATGGCTTGATCCAGAAAATAAATCCAAAGAAAACCCTGAGGTTAAAAGATTTCTTTTAGAAAATAATGTCGTATTTGAGCTTGTATTAGAAGGGCGAAATACTCATAATTTGAAACGTTCTTTTTACGAAGCGCCTAGAGGACGTGGTTTCGTTGTGAAAACCCAGAATTGGATAAACGGGGTTGAAGTTTCCTCTCAGGAAGCGTATAAGGCTTTAATTGCGAATGATGTTTTTGGCTATTCACAACTAACCCCTTCTTTTAATTCCGTAAAGAAAAAATTTCTACGTATAGAACGAGCGACTTCAAATAATTCATATAGATTTTTACACCAAAGTACCTCGAATGACGATTATACATTGATATACTCAACTATATTTGGGTTTAGCGGTTTAAATTACCTAAAGAAAATTTCTGATTTAAAATCCGAGTTGGCTGATAAGGAGGCAAAGAGAAAGGCTATACTGGATGGGGTTGATATATCATCTTTACACGATGAACTTCAAAAAATAGATTTGGAAATAAACCATCTAAGAATGGTTGAAAGTGAATTTAAATTTTCGCATGTACAGGAGCGGACGTTAGAGATCTTGAATGATGCGAGGCGAGCGGTTGCGCATATTTCAACTCAAGTTGCTAATATGGAGATGCGAGCTATTTATAATCAAAAAACCATCGATAAATATAATGAAAATGTCATGGAGTTTGATGTAAAGGCTCTTCAGCGAATTTATGAGGAAGCCGTGGAATTAGTTCCGCAAGTTAATAAAACTTTTGAGGAAGTGCTATCGTTTCATAACAGGATTTTTAGTGATAGGGCTCGCCAATCTATCCAAAGAAAGGGTGTGATAGAGTTTGAGATATCGGCTTTAAAATCGGATTTAAACAATGCAATTGAGAATGAGCAGGCTGTTATTAAGGAGCTTGCATCTTCAAATCATCTGGATGGGTTTATCTCTATAGAAAAAGAGATTCAAACTCTTAGTGAGGCAAAAGGACGGATAGGTTTTGTTCTTGATGAGGCAAAGTCTCTTGCAAAAAATTCAGCTTCTATAAAGTCAGATATCCAGCAATTAAAATTGAAGGTTGAGAATTTAACGCAAACATTAGATGAGAATTTAAATATCTTTAATTCCTTTTTTGTTGATTTAACAAGGAGGTTGTTTAAGAAGTATGCAAACTTCTTAAATGTGACTACTGATGATGCCGGGAATTTAAAGTTTGGCATTGTGAATACTGAAAAAAATACTGGTGATGGATCTCCAAGAGCTGAAAGCATGGCCTTTGATATTGCTATGGTGGCTTACGCAAAGAGAACTACAGACAAACTTCCTCATTTCACGTTACAAGACTATTTAGAGTCTGTTGATGAAGATAAATTACAAATATTATTTGATTATGCAGATGAACATAAGCTGCAAGTTATAATCTCGATATTGAATGATAAACTAACTACATTTAATACTGATTTTATTCAGAAGCATGGGGTCTTGTTCTTATCTCAATCAAATAAATTTTTTAAGCTAGCTTGAAAGAGCGGCTTAACGCCGCTTTTTAATGTTTAATCAGCATCAAGGTTGTAGTGTTTAAAAGAGATCACCTCCATTCCGAGCCAGTCGTTTATCTCTTTGAAACGCTCCTGCAGCGGCGTCAGCTCGTTACGCACAAATACCCGCGCCACCTTCTCTATATCGCCCATCGAACCGATATTTTCAGGCTTGCCGCCCATGAGCTGGAACGGCACGCGGTGCGCATCGAGCAGGTCAGCGGCGCTCACCTTCTTGATGTTAAAAAAATCATCCTTCGTGGCGACTTCACTCAGCGGCACGATCTTGATGCCGTCCGGTTTCCCGTTCGGAGCGTAGAAAAACAGGTTTTTAAAATTCCCGAGCCCTTTCGAGTCGCGCATCGCGGAGCGCAGCGCCTCAACATCGGTGCTGCTTTGCGCCGCGTCGGTCACGTACATGATGTAACCCGCGTGCGCGCCGTTCTGGTAATACTTGCGACGAAACAGCGTGGCGGATTCATTCAGCCAGGCGGAATTGAGCGCGCTCAGGTATTCCGGCATCCCGTAGAGCTCCTGATTGATATCGGGCTCCAGCAAATGGCATACCGAGCCGGGCGCAAACTGGTGCGGGTGTGTGAAGTCCGACACGTACCAGTAAACGCCATCCTCGACGCCACGGCGGGTATATTTGGCCGGTGAGGTTTCCAGTTTCAGGAGTTGGCCGGTGACGCTCATGCGCTTTTCGAGATAGCCGTTTGCAAACACCAGATAATCAAGCACAAGGCGGCTGAAGTCCTGACGAGACAGCAGCGGGTGCGGGATAAAGGTACTGGTCAGAATGTTGCGCTTTACATAAATCGGGGAGCTGTGGTGCACGGCGGCGCGCAGGCTTTTTGCCAGCCCGGAGAAGTTGACCGGCGGCTCGTACCATTTGCCGTTATTGATGCACTCGACATAGTCGAGGATGTCGCGGCGATCCAGAACGGGAGACGGCTCGCCAAAGGTGAACGCCTCCATTTTCTGCGGTGCGCTGGCGGTCATGCTGGTCTGTTTTGGCTGTTTCTTTTGGCGTTTTTTCATCTTAGTTAATATCCAGAATTGAACTTGATTGCATACCGCTACCGGCGGAAAGCGGCTCGTTTAACAGGGCGTGCATGGTCGCCCACGCGATATCCGCGTGGCTGGCTTCCTCGCTGCGGCTGGCTTCATAGGTGGCGCTGCGGCCGCTGCTGGTCATGGTTTTGCGGATAGCCATAAATGACTGTGTGATGTCGGTTGCCCCGGCGTCGTATTCCAGACACCCGCGCCTGATGGTGTCTTTTGCTTTCAGCACCATGGCGGTTTTCATTTCCGGCGTGTAGCGGATGGCGCGCGCCGCCGGGAAGAATGAGCGCACGAGCTGGTAAACACCCTGGCCGATGCCGGTCGCATCGATGCCGATATAGTCGACGGTGTATTTCTCGGTCAGCGCCCGGATGGCCTCGGCCTGCGCGGCAAAGTCCATGCCTTTCCACTGGTGCCGCTCAAGGATGCGGAACTTGCCACCGGCAACCAGCGGCGGAGCCAGAACCGCACAGCCTGCGCTGTCGCCGGTGTGTGACGGGTCATAGCCAATCCAGACAGGACGCCAGTTAAACGGACGGTCGGCGAACGGCTCGAAGTCCTCCCATTCTTCCATCGCATCGACCATGCAGCGCTGCAGCTCCTCGAACGGGAATACCGACGCCTTATCGTCGACGAACTCGCACATAAACAGGTTACGGAAGTCATCCGCGCTGTTTTCCTGCTTAAGCTGGTCGAGGTTAAACAGGGTGCAGCCACCGGCCAGCGCGTCTTCAATGGTAACAATCTGCCGCCACTGGCCGTCCCCGCATAACATGCCACCGGCGAGCGCCTGATGACTGATATCGATGTCGACACGTTCGTCGCGGTTGCTGCGGCCACGGTTAAACAGCTCGCCTGACCAGAACGGGTACGCGCCGTGCGCCAGCGTCGACGGCGTCGAAAAATAGGTTGTGCGCAGGTGCGACTGCGAGGCCATGCCCGAGGCGACTTTGCGCAGCTTCTGAAAATTGGGGATCCAGAAAATTTCGTCGACGTACAGGTCGCCGTTGTGGCTCTGCGCGGTGTTGGAATTGGTACCGAGGAAAATCAGCTCAGCGCCATTGTTGCCGATGACGATCGGGTCGCCTGACAGGTCGACGTCAACCAGACGGGCAAATGCGATGATGTACTTACGGAACACGTAAGCCTGCGTTTTACTGGCCGACAAAAATATCTGGTTTTGCCCGGTCTTAAGCGCGCGCAGGAGGGACTCACGCGCAAAGTAGAACGTCGCGCCAATCTGTCGCGATTTCAGGATGTGGCGGATGCGGTGCTCCAACCCTGCTTTATGCCAGCGGAGCTGATACTCAAACGACTGGTCGAAGAAAATCTCTTCCAGCTTCTCGATAGCCTCGTCGCTGAAATAATTACGTTTTGGCTTTTTGCGATCCCCTTTGTTACGGCTGGCAATGTTGGGGTTTAAATCCACCTCGTTACCGGTCTGGCCGTAGCGGTTCACGCGCGCGAGCCGCTCCATCTGGCGCGACAGAAAATCAGCGACTTTGAAGTCATGCGCGGTCAGGTCTGGTTTTGCGTAGAGCTGGATAAGTCGCGCCTCTAACGTCGATTCCACGCGGTTAATCGGCGCGGTTTCTTCCCATCCATCGCGCTGTTTCCAGCTCTGCACGGTCGGGCGCTTGAGCTGCAGCATCTCGCAGATTTGGGGGACGGCGAACCCCTGCCAGTACAACAGCCGCGCCTGTCGTCGCGGGTCATTTAACAGAGAAAGGTCAGTTGAAATGGTCATGCTTGCCTCGTTTTTGGTGTGACGTGGCAAGGCTAAGGAAATGGGGGGGTATTCGCGCTAAGTGCCTGTTGTGTCAGATCTAATCAGATCGTAAGCGGTGGCTGATACGGGTCAGAGTCGGGAAACTAACCCTGACCCGAAAACCCAACATCAGGACACCTGAACAATGGCAAAGAAAGTTTCTAAATGGTTTCGCATCGGCGTCGAAGGTGACACCTGCGATGGCCGCGTCATCAGCGGCGATGATATTCAGGATATGGCCGACACGTTCGACCCCCGCGTCTACGGCTGCCGCATCAACCTCGAACATATCCGGGGGCTGCTGCCTGACAGCCTGTTTAAACGCTATGGCGATGTGACTGCGCTTAAGGCGGAGGTAATCAGCGATGACTCTGCGCTTAACGGCAAAAAGGCGCTGTTTGCCAAAATTGCCCCGCTTGACGAACTGGTCAGCATGGTGCGCGCCGGGCAGAAGGTTTACACCTCCATGGAGATCCGCCCGAACTTCTCAAACAGCGGCAAGTGCTACCTCATCGGGCTGGCCGTCACCGATGACCCGGCAAGCCTCGGCACCGAATACCTCGAATTCTGCAGCCGCGCCTCGCAGAACCCGCTCGCCGGTAAAAAAGACCAGCCGGACGACGTTTTCTCTGTGGCCTCACTGGCTGAGCTGGAGTTTGAAGATGTCCCCGACACCATGCTCAACAGCCTGACCGATAAGGTCAGAGCCATTTTTGGCCGTAAGCAGGCCAGCGATGATGCCCGTTTCGCCGATGTGCATGAAGCGGTGACCACCGTCACCGAGCAGGTGCAAACCAATCTCAACGCTACCGACAAGCGCGTCACCGAGCTGGAGACCGCTTTTGCGCAGCTT